TCCCTTGTCATATCGTGCAAGGTAGTGAGCCAGGGTCCGCGCTTCCAGTCCGGCGGCATCACAACCCACCAACTTGCGGCCCGAGGGCACGATGAACAAGGCCCGACAGTCCTTACCGTATGGGCTACCGTTTGATGGTACCTGTGCAAGGTTGGGACTGAAGTGGGTCATGCGTCCGCTGACAGCACCACAGGAATTGACAGCCCCATGGATACGGCCATCGTCCTTGACGTGCTTGAGCCACGCTTCCTTGCCTGTGGCCAGCTGTCCAATACGCTTTTCAATCAGCATGTATTCAGCAATGAGCTTGGCCTCAGGGTAGGGGAGTGAGTTGAGGATTGTTTCGTCGATCTTAGGTTCACCGGTGTTCTCGGTGAACTCGGAAGGTACCCAGTTGTACTTGCGCCTGAGCATCTTGGAGATGTGGCCTCGACTGTTGGCGTTGAAATCCACCAGCTTGATCTTGGTCATGGGACAACCAGCCACATAATGGAACCGCTTATTGTCAGCCTTAGGTGTGAAGGGTTTCTTCTGTGCCTTGACATAGAAGGGTGGGAAGATCTTCTGAAGCTCCCGCTGAAGTTCCTCATGCCGTTCTATCAGTCGTCCATGGAGGCGTCCTGCAGCTTCCAGGTCAAACAGGAAACCCTTTTGCTCCTGCCGTGTAAGGATAGCTGCCACCTCATGTTCCAGATCCAATGCTTCCTGGCTCACCTCCTCCTGTGTCTGTAAGCGTTCCAGCAGTTGTACAGTTACCCGTACATCCTGCTCACAATATGTGGACATCTCAGGAGTCCACACAGCCCAGTCCGTGGTCTTGCCGTAGTCGCCTTTCAGTTCACCCAATCGATACCCAAACGACTCAAGGCTGTATCTCCCGATCATGTTGCCGGGGATACGACCAGCCTTGAATCGTCCGAAGTCGCTCTGCTTGATATCCGGGAAGGCCAGCCGTGCCCATACCAGCGTGTCCAGCACCTTGTTACAGGTCCACTCAGGGTGGACGCGCTTAATGGCCGGGATATCGTAGCTGATGATGTTGTGCCCACATATGACTGAGGCCCTCTCAAGCATCTGGAGGGCCTCAGAAATAGGACGAGCACTGACGGGATCGAAGGTGTGATATCCATCCCCATCATAGAGACTGATACAGTGGATGGTGTTGACGACATCGAGCAAACCATTGGTCTCAATGTCAAAGGTTATCATACGTGATCCTTCATCATGATAAGTGTAAGGCCATCCACAGGCTTAATACCCACAGGCTTAATACCCACCGGTTCGTCCCAGTAGCCCATACACTCTCGAAGCTCGGCTTCATCCACGTAGATACGTAGCTCCCCATAAACATAGCACACGAGGGAGAATAACGTATCACAGTATTCCTGAAAATCAGACATCTCCGCATAGGTGGGGCAGCGGATGTAAGGATAGCAGTTGTGTACATTATCAATGAACGAGGGCACATCTTCAGAAGGGATAGCGGCACAGTAGCATGTATTGTTCATCTTAAAAGTCTCCTTGTGGTTCTGGTTGAAAGACATCCTCTTCTTGGAAGGGAAGCAGCCGTCCTGTTGTTGGATTGTATTGGAGTGTGTCGGCCACACCTGTGATACCTGTGGGCCTGTTCTTGAGTATGCGAATGGTGCTGATGTTTGGGTCTTCACCCTGCTGGTCCCGCTCAAGGGCTATGACCGCATCGCTTAATTGTTCCAGGGACGCAGACCCACGGAGATCCGTGAGACTCACACGTCCACCATCGTTGTATGACTTGGTGCCCTGTCCACCTTTACGTTTGAGATGTACGATTGCCTGTACCCCTATCCCTGTCTCTTCAATAAGGGAGCGGAGCCTGGTCATGAATATGTCAATGGTCTTGCGTTCACCTTCGTCCTCGCTCAGGCCACTGACAACGATGGAGATGTGATCCAGCACAACCCAATCGACACCTAAGGCAAGAGCCATGTATCTGATCTTGCCAAGCAGGGCATCAGTGCTTGTGCTGCCCCAATGGTCATATAGCCAGAAGCCTTCCTGCAGTACGTGGTGGTGTGCTTCCATGATCTGATCGATGGTCACACCCTCACGGGAATTGAATATGGGTTTGTTGAGATAGATACTGAGCCACTTGTCCCCGGTCTTCTTCCGGTTTTCTTCCAAGTAGATGACACCAACCTTGGCACCCTTGTTGACCTTGAGATCGTAGGCAATCTCTGTGACAGCAGTTGATTTGCCTATGCCGGACCCGGCAGTCCACAGGTACAGCTCACCCTTACGGCACCCATCAAGCATCTCACTCAGCTTGGGGTAGAGCATAGGTATCCCTGGTACTGGCTCACGTAGGATGTCATCAATCAGGTCAGCACCACTCACGATACCATCAGGCCGGTAGTCCTTGGCCCGATAGACTGAGTTACCAAGCTTGCTTCCCTGTTCACTCAGATACATCTCATTGGCATCCTTGAAGCCCTCATAGCTCATCACCTTGACCTTGCCTGGGGTGAACAATGGAGCGACCTCGGCCACACCCTCACGACCTGGAGCATCATCATCAAAGGCCAGCACGATTTCATCGAAGCTGTCCAGGAACTCAAGGTTGTGCAGGATGGATTTCTTGGCACTCTTGATACCGCTTGGCAGGCTGACCACAGGCCAGCTCAGGCCGAACACTTGGGCAATGGTCATGCAGTCGATCTCACCTTCAGTGATCACGATGCGCTTCCCTTTGCTGGCCCATAGATGCTGGCCCCACATCTCCACATCCTTAGGCTTCCCGAGCCAAGCAAAGTCCTTGTCAGGATAGCGCAGGTGCTGTGCTACAATCTCACCTTTCTTGCGGTAGTTTGCTATTTGTACAGGTGTTCCCTTGTGCTTGCCTACCATATACCCATACTTCTGACAGGTCTTCCGTGCGATCCTCCGTTTGCCCAGGGCTTTACATACGCCCTGGACAAGGGAGGTATTCACGGAGTTGTCAACGGCACTGCCATCAGCCCCTGTGTAACGCTCACAGACAAAGCAATAGGTGTGGCCGTCATCATAGACAGCCTTCCCGTCACTTGATCCACAGTGTTCACAAGGAGCATGTTCAACGAGACTACTCTCCGTGATGTCTGTCATGCTTTCTTTCCTCTTTCCTTCAGCCACGATGCTGGTATGGACTTCTCAGCCCACTTGAACCCCCATCTGTCACACCAGGATGCATACGTGTGTGTCTTGCCTATCTTCTTCTTGGCATTCATGAACACGAACCGGACATCAAGATCAGGGTGTTGGGCCTGGATAAGGCGGTGCTTGGCACGGTCCTCAGGCTCCCAGAAGCCCTTGATCTCCACGTATATCCCGTTGCTCAACACGACATCCGGCTTGTACTTGTGGTGCTTGACGTAGGGGATAGTGAACGGCTCATATTGGAAAGGGACCCCCTTCTTCAGGAGATCCCTCACAATACTAGCCTCAAACTCAGACCGACAGGTGATGTCCTTAGTGACAGGCACCTGTTTGACCCGGCGGTACTTCGGTTTCCAGGCCATTAGAAGTCCGTGTCAGTATCAGTATCGAAAGTATCCACGTCATCATCATCCTGAGGGATGTCCGTGTGTACGTACGCGCCATCCTCAGCACCGAATCCAAGAGCCTCGGGGTTGTCCCCGTACTCAACAAGGTCGATGATCTGGATACCCTTGAGCCGACGGCTCACACCGATGGTGTCCTTGCTGGTGTAGCTGACCAGATCGCAGCTCACCCTGACAGTGGAACCATTGCCAATGTTGGGGATGTTCTTGATGGCCTTGCCCTGTCCATCAGCAACCAGAATCTTGTTGAACCAAGTCTTCCCTGTCTTGGTGGTGATCTTGAAGTTGGCACGGAAGTTCATGACGATGTATCCGGTTTCTTCCCCGGTCTCATCATCCATCTCGACCTCGTACGGGGACACCTTCTGCATCTTCTTGATCTTGCCAGGCTTCATGTCACTTGTCTCATCGTCCCAGGCTTCCTCCAGATACTTGTCCATCTGCTCGATCAACTCTTCAGCCTCGTCCTGGGGGATCCTAAGCTTGACTGAATAGACACCATCCGAATTGAACTTAGTGTCTGGGTCTTTGATGTGGGCATAAGCAGCGTAGCCTTTGGGTGTGACGAATGATTTCTTGAGCATCTTTCTGGACATGGTTGGTTTACCTCTTGTGCTTGAGTTGGTGGCAAAATTGCCTTTCTTCTCCTTATGGGGGCCTCCAATCACCAACAGTTTTGGTAAGAATGGGGCTTTAATGCCCGTGGTTGAGCCAAACAAGAAGGCCGTTGGTTATGATTCCAACGGCCCTCTCTGTATTAC